ATAATATCGTGCAGGACTGCAAGGCACTGGGTATCGAAACAATGACACCGAGAGAATTACAGGTGTTAAAGGACGGGTGGAAGCAATGAAGAAGTGTTTTCTATGCAGTAGAAACGGAAACGGTGACAGATTAGAACGTCACCATATATTTGGAGGAAGTAACCGAAAATATTCTGAAAAATACGGATTGGTAGTTTACCTATGTGGCGAACGATGTCACCGTAACGGTGAATACAGCGCACACAGAAACAGTGGTATAGCTGATTATTTGCACCGATACGGTCAGAAAAAGGCTATGAAAGAGAATAATTGGACTGAAGAACAGTTTAGAGAAATTTTTG